GGGCGGCGTCAAGAACCTCAGCGTCTGTAAGGTTGGCTGAGTTTTCGCAATCTTCAAACATCCGATCTACAGTGATATTTTTGACCCCGCATTTCATACAAGTGCCGACAAATTTCTGGCCCGGACCTTTTGGGCTTGTACGCGTTAGTGAATGGCTCATTGGTCGTTCTCCTTGTACTGTAGGGCGGCGCGGATTTCAGCAATCGTTACACCCGGTTCAGCCGTCCAAATTGCCGCGATGGCAAGCGCCTCTCGCAGCCGCTTGATCTCAGCTTCCTTGTCTTCAATTTGACTTATTAGCAACCGAAACTGAGCGTTTACTTTTTCAATTACGTCGGTGTTAATCATTGGTTGCCCTCGCGAATAAGATTTAACAGCCTCAATTGGGCCGCGCCAAAGGCAGAGGCCACACGGTAAAGATCGGTGTTGCGCCCGCCGCCAAACGTGGCTAGAGGCGATCCGTCTTCAGCGCCCTCTGTTAGCAAGGCAACGGCTATGGTGCTCACGTCCCCGTGCTGACCTTTTTCAATTTCGTCCGCGAGGTTGCGCAAAAAATGCACTGGGTCTCTGTACTCGGCGGGCCGAATGTCAACCGGGCGCAAGTGCGTTATCGTTTCATCCGTCATGGGTGTTCCTCCGTTTGACCAAGCCAATAGGCACGAACGCGCGCCTTAAATTCTAAAAATTCCTTGTTCATTTTTTGGTGCTTTTGCCAACCGTTTTGTGCGTTTTGCAGTTTGATCTGACGGCGCTTTTGGTTCGATAGATGGCACCGCCCCCTATGCTTCGCCTTAGTCATGCTAAACTTACGCGCCGCTAAATCCTCACGGGTTGCGCCAGATGGAAGTTTGCGCGGCAACTGAGGCAAATTATCCCAGTCAATGCGGTCCATTCTCACCACCCCAAAACAAAAACAACGAAAGCCGCCAAAGCCGCGCCAACCAGCACGGCGAACCAGTTAACGGGGCGGTTGAACTCGGCGACTTCGCCTGATGCCAATGGCATGTGATTATTCTCGATCATCTCAATACCTCTTCATAAAAGAACCAAGATAAGCCTCACCCGCGCAATGATCGCACAGGCTCTCACCCTTATGGTTCTCGCCGCGCTCGGCAGCCTTGAAAATGTAATCATCGCACTCGACGCAGACCCAAAGGGTCTCGGTGCTGTAGGTCTTGCCCTCGTTGTCGATCAGCAGCTCAAGCCAGCCGCTTGCGGCGAACTCGGCGATGTCGGTGGGGCTTAGGGGCTCGGGGTCGGTCATTGGGGTTCTCCGTGGTTGGTCCAATATCCATAGCCCTGCAATTTGTTGGTTGCAAGCGCTATTTGCTCAAAAGATAAAGGCCCAACAAAATCGCCATCCATGAAGCCGCCATGAGGGCCACCAACACCACGTCGAGCATGGTCGCTTTTGAGGGGCGGGCGCGGTAGGTTGGGTCCAAGATGAACTTGGGTTTGGGGCGGGCGGCCATGCGAGCCTCCTCGTATTTGTCGAGTTTTTCTTGCATTACATTTTCCTTACAAATCGGGTTGGGTTGGCTGATGGGCGGGCCGCCCTGTACGCCGCAATGACGTACGCTGGGGGCGCTGCGGTGGGGTGTAGGAGGGTTAGTTGGGCGGGGGTGAAGGTGATCACTCACTCCCCCTCCCGATCAATAGCCAAAGCCTCATGCAAAATATCATCATGCAAATTTTGCAGCGTCTTATAACGCTCCGCATAGATCGCCCGGTCGCGCTCGTAGGCGTCGCTGTGGCCGATGTAGTTGCGCCCATTAGGCTTGGTCTCAACCATCAGCTTCATGGCCTCACGCAGGGCCGGTAGGACGGCTGCGCGGTCGTTGACGAGGGTCTCACGGCTGTCGCCGTTGATGGTTATGTGGGGGGTCATTAGATCAGTCATGGTCATGGCTCCTAGAAATTCCAAGCAACAATAGGGTTGCGGCTATGCGGATTAGCGTTGCGCTCCGCGATGATGCGGTTGGCTTCGCGCTTGTCGCTCACGGGAATAATTTCGATGAAGCGACGGTCGCTGCCTGTGCGGACGGCAATCTCCAGCGTCGCCGAACGGCGCGCGGTCTTGTTATAGAAGTGGCCTTCGTAGACCTGCTCTAGGCCGATGCGAGCGACTGAAGTCATTGGGGGTTCTCCGTGGGGTCTGGGTTGCTTCTGAAAACCGTTATGATCCCTAATCAGGATGCTTGCAAGCGTTTAATTGCATGAAAGCCGAAATTTGTTCCTTCGCATCATCCGCCCCAAGGCAGACCATCCAAGTGTGCCCGCACTCGCCGATCAGATAGTCCCGCCAGTCCTTCTGTTCCTTAGACAAAGAGCCCCCCTTGATCCGCTTCATCTCCACCCAAAGCAAATGCTCAGGAACGAACAGGTCAGGCACCCCGGCGCTAACGCCTTCGACTTTCAGCTTGGCGGCTACAGCCTTTGAGCGCCACCCCCCATTGGGAATGGCGAAGATGCGGCAAGGGCGATAGGTTTGGCGAAACCACGAGACAACTTCGCGCTGTTCCTCGTGCTCGGAGGGGATGCGTTCATCGGTCAAAACGGTATCCCCTGCCACCAAGACGGGCACTCATCGGCGGTGTTTACAAACTCCAGTGGGGGGTGCATATCGAACTCCATGCACTTGCCGCCCACGTCATAGTGATCACAATTGTGACAACACTTCGGCGGCCCAGCATCGCGCCACTTTTCCCATTCAACCAAAAAATCCGGCTTACGCGCTCGCGCCATTGGCCCAGCTCCTTCTCATTACCCGATAAAACTTGCCATCCTTGCGATACTCAATCTCGCTAGGGCAGGCCCCGACATTCAACCGATCCGCCCAATCGTCAAGGCTTTTCGCACCCGCAAAGCTAACCCCGGCATGATCGGCAATCTTGGTCAACAGCCGCATGGCCTTGGCCCCGGCATATCCCTCGTGAAGCACTGTAAGGTACTCCACCACGCTAGGGTCAGACAAAGCGCCATAATAGGTCACGGCCAGCATATCCTTGCCGCTGGCGCTGGAGGTGTGCTTGCGCCACTTCCAAGCCGTCACCGTCATATCTGTGCCCTCAAGCCCCATGATGTCGTCTTGGTGCAGCTTTAACGCTTGAGGCACCGGCACGGGAAATGGCTCACCGCAGTTAGGGCAGACCTTGGCCGAAATGTGCACCAGCTCGTCGCAAGCGTCGCACGCCTTCACAGGGGCCTCGCCAGTGCCTTCTCCCTTGGGCTTGCCGGGGTTGATGGCTGTAATGGGGCCGTGGGTCTGTACGACGCGCGCAAAGTCCAGAACGAAACAATGATCGGTGTGGCTCTTGACCCTCATGCCGCGACCGGCCATCTGGACGTACAGGCTGGCGCTCATGGTCGGGCGAAGCATGGCAATTAGGTCAATGTCCGGGTAATCAAATCCGGTGGTCAAAACATTAGCGTTAGTTAGGGCGCGGATTTTACCGGCCTTGAAGTCCGCCAAGATTTGCTCGCGCTGCGCCTTGGGTGTGGCTCCGGTCACGCAATCGGCTATGATCCCATGAGCGTTCAAAACATCGGCCACATTCTGCGCGTGATCCACCCCGGCGCAAAAGAACAGCCAAGCCTTGCGATCCCCAGCCCGCGCGATCACCTCTTGCACTACGGCCAGATTGTTCTGATCCGTATCCACGGCGGCTTGAAGTTCGCTTTCGATAAACTCTCCCCCGCGCTTATGGACCTTGGACGTGTCGAAGGACGCCTTGGTGTGTTTGCTCTTGAGCGTCGATAGGTGGCCTTTATGGATTAGCTCCTCAATCGTCACAGGCTCAATCAGGTCGTGGAACAGGGCCGATCCATTTGTGATCAGGCCGTGGCCTAGGCGGTATGGGGTGGCCGTGAGGCCCACGACCCGCATGTTCGGATTGATTGCCTTTAGGTGCGAAATGAACGTCCTATAGCCGCCCTCGTCCTTGTGGCTGACAAGGTGGCACTCGTCGATGATGCACAGGTCAATGTGCCCCACCTGACTGGCCTTGGTGCGAATTGATTGGATGCCTGCAAAGGTGATCGGCTCGCCTAATTGCTTCTTTCTCAGTGCCGAGGAATAGATGCCCATAGGCGCGCCTCGCCAATGCTCGCGCATTTTCTGTGCGTTCTGAGTGATAAGCTCTTGGACATGAGTAAGCATCAAAATGCGCGTATCCGGCCAATTTTGCAGGGCGTCCTTACACAAGGCCGCCACAATATGGCTCTTGCCCGCGCCTGTCGGCAGAACCAAACATGGGTTGCCCTCGTTGCCCTTGGCGAACCAGTCGTAAAGCTGGTCGATGGTGCGTTGTTGGTAATCTCTTAGCATGGCAGGCTCTCCACCATCTGGATGCGCTCGCCTATCCAGCGCATACATGGAACGGCCATAGAGTTGCCCAGCGCCTTATACCGAGGGCCGTCTGCGGCGGGTTTGCCGCGATAGGGGATCAGTGTCCAGCCGTCTGGGAAGCCCTGAAGTCGCTCGCACTCGGTGGGGGTTAGGCGGCGGACGGCGGATGTAATCGATACTGCTGGAGCGTGGCCCTTGGCCGTGATTGGATGGCAAGGGTCACCCGGCTTTGGGTTGCTACCATTTTCAGGGCTGGTGATTTGGGTGGTGTCGAAGGGAATAGCTTGCGTATCTAAAACCCCACATCCTTGCTGATTACGAACAGGCCCATCTTTGCATCCAGCATCAAGGGTCGGAGATAAATCTGTGAGGCGACCGCCAAAAAAACCGCACTCAAAGCCTATGGCAGAACTTATAGGCAAGGTTTCCGTTTCAAAGTCGTAACGCTGACCAACGCCGCGTGTAAGGCACTTGGCAACGTCTTCCCGCGCTTCTCTGCGCGGCGCAGTATCCCCTCGCAAGCCTTCGCGCTCAAAAAGAACCGCTGCGGCACGTCTCCAGTCTCCAAGATGGCCGACAACGAACACACGCTTGCGGCGCTGGGCCAATCCGAAGAATTGAGCGTCAAGAACTCGGTAGGCGAACCCATACCCGACCTCGCCCAAGCCCGCGAGGATGGAACCAAAGTCCCGTCCTCCGTTGCTTGACAAGACGCCGGGGACGTTCTCCCAAACCACCCATCGGGGGCGCAGTCGCTGAGCAAGCTTAAGGAACTCGAGGGCCAAGTTACCACGGTCGTCGTCCAGTCCGCCTCTGAGGCCTGCGACGCTGAAGGACTGGCAGGGGGTTCCTCCGACCAGAAGGTCAATTGGTTCGTATTGTCCGTCTTGGATCGTGGTGAAATCGCCATGCAGGGGAACCTCTGGATAATGGTGCGCCAAGACGGCGCGGGGGAACTTATCAATCTCAGACACAAAGGAGGCCTTCCAGCCAAGGGGGTGCCACGCGACAGAAGCGGCCTCAATGCCGCTGCAAACTGAGCCGTAGATCATTTGATCACCCTCGCCCCCGGAAACGCCGCCCGAACCGTTTGAACAAACGGCGTCTCGCAAGCCTCCGGATTGGTCAAAATCTCCTTGCTGGTGTACCCACCCGGCCCGTTGACCACCTGCCGCCCGTCGATGTCCCACGTCACGCTCAGGCCATCTTCGCTCGGCGTCATCAGCCAAGGCACCAGATCGGGGTGGATGACGTGGTCGTCGCAGCCCTCGTGCTGGAAGTCCTCGGGGATGTTGTCGGCCTCGTGCCGCTCGCAGCGCCATGTGCTGTCCGCCATGGCCGTGCTGTGGGCGCAGGTGCGGCAGTTGATTTGAACATAATCTGTCCAATTATTTGATTTCATTTTTGTTTCTCCTGTTTGCAACTTGAACAGATTGTGTTGCCCATCGACAATTTCCCGGTTCGTAATTTCCATTGACATCAATTCTGTCAATTGATGTGCCGCTTGGCCTTTCCCCCATATCAAAAAGAAAGTTTTCAAATTTGCGCCATCGTTCACAAACAGAAATTCCACGTCCGCCGTAATGACGATATCCATCGCGATTAGGATTGGTGCAACGAGTAATCATTGATGCCCAAGAAATATAAGCAGGGGTATTTGTTTTTCCGTGTGTTTTGTAAATATTATCTTTGTGCAAACATCCGCAAGAATTTACTTGACCTGTTCTTAAATAAGTTCCAGCTACAAAAACAATTTCACCGCAATCACAAGAACATTCCCAAATAATGTGACGCTTTTTATCGCTTTGATCAATTACGCGTAAAACGGTCAACCTGTTAAATTTTTGACCCATTAAATTGTTTTTAAATCGTTTTCCTTCTTTTGTGGCGCACCCACAACTTGGTTCTCGTCCCGTTTTTAATTGAACGGCACTGATTGTTTTTTTATTTCCACAATCGCAAAGACACTCATATTTTGGGTGACGGCCAGTAATGCGCTCGCCAACCATGTTTAAAATTGTCATGCGTCCAAACTTATTTCCTATCATGTCGCATTGCCTTTTCATGATTAACTCCCATTTGACGATGGCAGTATATACCATAAGCGGGGCAAAATTTACACAAATAATAGGACGGGTCTGTGCTGATCGGCGGGGGCATACGATCTGCCAAGGCAATGCGTTGGCCTTTGGCGATGGCTTTTTGGGCTACGTCTTTGTCGAGGCGCACGCGCTCGGTGTAGATGCGGTCGTCGTCCTTGCAAACGGCCACGTAGAGCGCCCGGTCAATATCGGTGCCGAACATATAAACCATGGTCTGCACCCAATGCTGGGGCTTGGACTTCTCCACGCCATTCTTGACCACGTCCTCAAATGACTTCTTGGAATGGGTTTTGAACTCGGCCACATGGCGCTTGCGCGGGGCCTCCGGCACGCCGCTTTCAATGATGCCGTCGAGGCTGCCCGAGACGTGGCTACCAAAGTTGACACGCGCCTGACTAGACCGAACGTCAAGCCCTGCGGCCCGAAGGTCGGAGATGATCGTGGCTTCCTCGTTGTGGCCGCGCCGGAACAGGCGAAGGATGCGGCCTTCAAACTTCTCAACCACGGCCCATCGAAAGGACAACCAGAGCCACCTCTCACAGTGATGGCCGAGCATACTGCATCCCAAGTGGCCGCGCGGCTTCTCGGCAAGGCTCTCGTGGTGTTGATCAATCAGGGCAACTAGGTTATGAATGGGTTCGGGTAACTTCATGTTTGGTCTTTCCTCCTGTTGCAAAACTAGCCCCAGCCGGTGTGTCACTGGCCGGGGCTTTCTTTTGTCTACTTCTGCCAAGGAGGCTTCGCACCCGCAGGAGCAGAGGTCGCCGCAGGAGCAGCCGCCGAACGCACTGGGATAGGTGCCGCGCCGCTAGCCGACTTCCAGCCGCCAATCTCGTTGCGGTCGTCGCCGTAGCCATTGGCCTTGTCTTGCTCAGTGGCTCGGCGGATCTTCACCTTGATCTGAACCGTTCCGCCGATCAGTTGGTCAGTGTCCTCGACTTTCGCCAAACCTATCGCCCGCATGATCTCGCCAAGCTGTTGGCGGCCAATCTCTTCGGCCTTCTGGCTTTGGTTGCGGATATTGACAGTGCCAAACACAATCCGGCCCTCGTGGGTCGGACCCGTAATATCGTAACGCAGATCAATCTTGGTGCCGGTGCC